ACAATCACAATATTGGATGAGTAATGAAAGTCTTATCCCTGTACTAATAAAAAGTATGAAAGAACAACAAGTAATTATTGATGACTTGAAATCAAGAATTAAAACATTAGAGGACGCATAATATGGCAATAAATTATACTTGGGATGTTTCGACAGTAGATACATTTCCAACACATAACAGTCAAACAGATGTTATTCATCAAGTACATTGGAAGCTAACTGCAACTGATGATGTTAATAATGATTCTGATGGTAATCCACAAACTGCTTTTGTTGCTGAAAGACAACCATTAGATACTTCTGATCTATCAAGTTTTAAAGCCTTTGCAAGCGTTGCAAAAGCTGACGTACAAGGTTGGGTAGAAACGGCTTTAGGTGCAGATACAGTTACAGAATTAAAAACATCTTTAGATGCTCAGATAGCTGCAAAAGTAACACCTACCTCAGTACAGAAAACAATTTCGTAAGGAGATCACATGGATTTCATAATTTGGGTATTAGTAATAGTAGCTTTTGGTTTAGTTGGGTTAAGGCTTTTTAACGAGCCAAAATTTAATCAATTAAAAGATTTTCTTAAAAATAGATATAAGAGGTGATGAATGGCTTTATTGCCAATTACGCCAGTTCCAGGAATAGTCACAAATGGCACACCTTACTCAAAGAAGGGTCGTTGGACTGATGGCGATTTAGTACGTTTCCAAAACGGAAACTTAAAACCTATTGGTGGCTGGGAAAAACTAAAACCAGCAGCACTAACAGGCACACCCACCGCACTCTACGCATACAGCGATAATGCTGGAAACTCTGTATTAGCCGTTGGCACTCGACAAAAAGTCTATGTATTAACTCGTAATATTTGGTACGACATAACACCTACTGGATTTACTACTGATGCCTCAAACGACCCACTAGGCTATGGTGCATACCAATACGGACAAGAAGATTACGGAGATGCCAGATCACAGTCTGGATTATTGTTTGATACAACTTCATTTTCATTTGATAACTGGGGTGAGTTTTTAATATTTTGCTCTGCATCCGATGGCAAGATATATCAATGGCGACCGCATGGCGGTGGCACAAATACACCTGACTCTGCGGGAACAGCAGTAACCAATGCACCTACTGGAAATTTAGGGGTAGTAGTAACAAACGAAAGACATATTTTAGCGATTGGTGCGGGTGGTGATCCAAGAAAAGTATCGTGGTGTTCAAGAGAGGATCAAACTAACTGGACAGCTAAAGCAACCAATACTGCGGGTGACTTGCAAGTGCCGACAGGTGGTAGATTAATTGGTGCTAAAAAGTTTCAAACAGATGTTATTTTATTTACTGATACTGGTATTGCTAGGTTGTTTTATAATGGCAATCCATTTGTATATGGTGTTGCAGATGCGGGTACTAACTGTAAAGCAATATCAACTCGATCTATAGCAAGTTCTGGTAACGCATTATCTTGGGTGGGAGAGAACGCGATATTTGTTTACGATGGAAGGGTGCAAGAAGTGCCATGTGAGGTACACGATTATATCTTTAGCGATCTAAATTACAGTTATCGTAAAACCATAGCGGGTGGTCATAACTCTAATTACAATGAATTTATTTGGTTCTTCCCATCTACTGACAGTCAAAAGCCCGATAAATATATTATTTGGAATTACATGGATAATGTGTGGGCGGTAGGTGCTATGGACAGAGGTTGCTGGGTGGATCAAGGTGTCTTTGATTATCCGATTGCGTGTGATAATAGTGGTTTTGTATATCAACACGAAAGCACCACATTAAATAATTCACCAAACTTAGGAACATCTGTACCGTTTTGTCAGTCAGGGCCGATAGAAATATCTAACGGTGATCGTTATGTGCAATGCAATCAAATCATACCCGATTCAGAAGCCAGTACATTACCTGGTGTGACATTAAGTTTTACTGGTAAGTTTACACCACTAGGCCCAGAAACAGATTTTGGTTCATTTACATTTGATTCGAGTGATGGTTACACGGATGCCAGATTCAGTGCTAGGCAAGTGCAGATGAAAGTAACAGGCGATACTACACAAGATTTTGAATTAGGTAATGTTCGTTTGGATGTAGTCACTAGAGGCAGAAGATAATGGATGTATCCTCACAAAAGCAATATATACAAAGAGCGATTAATGTTAAACATTCTTTTTCTGCAACTACACAGCAAACCATATACACAACACCTAGCGGTGGTGATTTTGACTTTTCTATTATTCAAGGTTTTTTAGCTTGCGATCACGGCAACCAGCAAACCAATTTAGATGTATCTGTAACCGATACCAGTTCTAATGAGTTTTTTATATATAAACAAAAAAACATAACTGCTTATGCTACTGTAGAGCTACAAACCAATGCTGGCATTATTTTACAACAAGGCGAGATTTTGAAGGCACAAGTTAATCATGCCAACATAGATTTATATTTAAGTATTATAGAATATGCAAAAGGCGACTAATAAAGATTATAGTTACAAATGGAAAGAAAAGTGGATATTTGCCAAACCTTTGATTAAAGAGGCATTAAAACACACAGACTGTTATAATTTAGAAGATGTAGAAGAAGGTATAAGAAATGGTATTTTTCACTTATGGGCAGGAGAAAAATCAGCTATGATAACAGAGATTATCGAATACCCTCGATTAAAAGCCATTAACTTATTGTTTTGTGGCGGAGATTATAAAGAACTACAATCAATGCTTCCCAGTATTGAACAGTTTGCAAAACACTTTGGATGCAAAAGAATTTATGGCGGTGGTCGTAAAGGATGGATTAGAAAATTAAAACCTATAGGGTTTGTTCAAGAGTATATGATTAGGAAGGAAATATGAGTAAAGGTAAGCAAGTAACATCAAGCGCAGTTGATCCAGCACAAATGGCGATGTATCAAGATTTATACGGTAAAGCCAAAGGTGTTGCCGAGCAACCATTTGTACCCTACACAGGAGCTAGGGTAGCTGGTTTTACACCAGATCAATTAAGAGCATTTGGTGCAACTAGAGGTATGTTTGAACGCGTTCAAGAATTTGACCCAATGGGAAAACTTAGTGGTTTAGCAGAGCAACAAGCACCGTCTTTATTAGGTGCAGACATTGGTGCATATCAAAGTCCATACACTTCTCAAGTTATAGATCAATCTATGCAAGATATTCAGCGACAAGCGGATATTGCTAGAGGTGGTGCGCAAGCTAGGGCAATCGGTGCGGGTGCATTTGGTGGTTCTCGATCTGCTTTATTGGAAGGTGAGTCACAAAGACCTTTTGCAGAAGCTATGGCAAGAACATCAGCGGGCTTGCGTGAGGCGGGCTTTGGTAGGGCGCAGAGGGCAGCAGAGTCAGACATTGAAAGACAAATGAGAAATAGAGGATTTCAAGCAGACTTACAAAGAGGTTTGCTCGGTGAACAATATCGTGGTTTAGGTTTGCTAGGCGGTATTGGTGGTCAACAGCAAATGTTAGGACAGAGAGCAAGAGATGCAGCATATCAAGAGTTTTTGCGTGGTACTGAATATGGCCCACAAAGAATAGGTATTCTGGGTGGTGGTCTTTCTGGTATGCCTACACAATCTACACAAACATCACAAAAGAAAACTGGTGCTGGTGATGTGTTGGGTACAGGCGCTCAATTAGCAGCCATGTATATGATGATGACGTCTGATGAAAGATTAAAAGATAACATCAAGTTAATTAGCAAAGAAAAAGGTTACAACATTTACTCTTGGACTTGGAATAAAGTTGCTAAAAAACTTGGTATTAATTCACCAACTACAGGTGTTCTTGCTCAAGAAGTAATGAAGATAAATCCTGATGCGGTATCTGTAAATGACAACGGATACTACATGGTTAACTACGGAGCATTATAATGGCAATGTCAGACCTTTTAAGATATTTCGGTACTGTTGGAGTAAACCCATTTGCAGCTAGAACGGCTACTATTCCCCCAGAAATAGAACAACAACAAGCCGCAAGACAGATTAAAGATATAACAGGAATTGATGTATATAAACCACCTCCACTACCAATGCCAGAAATAGATTTGTTATCTTTACCTCAAAGAAAGGGTCAGGCTAGTTTAACACCAACTATTATAGGGGAAGAACAAGGGCCACCTAGACCAACATCTTTGATGCCACAAGAAATAGATATAGCTGGTTTACCTCAACGTAGAGAAAGAGCTCCAGTAGCTCCAGTAGCTCCAAAAAGAGATAGCGAGAGATTAGGGCTCATGCTATATGCCCTGGGTGGCGCATTACGCGGTGATAAAGACTTTGTATCAAAAACTATACAGTTACGCGAAATGAAAGAGGGCAAAAAGAAAGAAGCTGAAAGAAAGAAAAATTTTGATGAATTTTTAGTTAAAGCAGAAAAAGAAGGAACTTTACCACAAACCACTATTGATCTTGCAAGAATGGTAGGTGCAGAAAGAGGGGCTTCATTAATTCTTGGTTCTTTTGAAAAAGATAAAAAAACAGCGGCACAAATGAATTTACAAGCGTACAAAAAAATTGCACAAACAGGAACTCCAGAAGAAATTGAAATAGCGGAAAGAGTTTTAATTGGATCTAGAGCAGGAAAATCAATAGAACAATTAAGAAACGAAACTGTAGCTAATTTATCAAAATCTACTAATCCTATTACTGGTGAACCGCTTACAACAGAAGAAGTAAAAGAAAGGCTAAAAATATTTGATGACCTTATAGCTTCATCAACAGAAACTCCTAGCGTAAAAAATGCAAGCGATATGTCATTTGACGGTTACAATGTTGTTGAAGTTAAAAGATAATGCGGGTCTATCAAGTTACAAATAAGGATGGAGTTACGCTTCAACTTACAGGTAAAACTCCGCCTACAAAAGAGCAATTAGATAGTATTTTTTCTCAATACAATGAAAGAAAAATTAATTTATCTCCTGTTTCAGAAACATTGCCAGAGCAAACTAAATTAACAGAAGAAACTCTTAAAGCAGATTCCAAATGGATTCAAGCATCTAAATCTATTTATAAGTGGAACGAAGGAGAAGAAGCTCAAGATTTGGATTCTGATGAAGATTACGCTGATTATGGTTTAAATTATATGGGTAGATTTAACTATAATTTACCGCAAATGGCAGTTGAAGCATCACAATTAAAAAATGCTAACGATCAGCAAAAGCAAGATTTTATTACACTTATGGATATGTATGATAAAAAATCTGCTAGCTGGGCTGGTGCGGGTAGAGCATTAAAAGGAATTGTTACTGACCCTACTACTCTTATAGGTGCTAGTACATTTGGTGTTGGCACGGCTGGGGCGCAAGCTGTAAAACAAGGAATCAAAGAGGGTGTAAAGCAAGCAACTAAAGCGGGTGTAAAACAGGGTGCAAAAATTGGTGCAATAGAAGGTTCAGTCTATTCTGCGCTAGATAATTATGGTAGACAAACCGCAAGAATAAATGCGGGAGAGCAAGATGATTTTGATTTGGGCGAGTCTGCAAAAGCTGCCGCATTTGGAAGTGTTGTTGGTGGTGGTATAGGTGGTATTACTGGGGGTATCGGAACTAATATAGCGGCACGATCAAAATTACAACAAGTAGCCGAAAAAGAATCTCCAGCAATACAAAAAGAAAATCTTAATACAGATGATATAAAGCAAGATGTATCTTCAATAGTTGAAAAAGAAATTGAAACTACAAAACCAAAAGTTTTAGATCAACCCATTGCTAAAGATGATCCTACAATTAAAGAAAGATTAGAAGAAGTAACAACAACTATAGAGGATGTTAAGTTATCTTCTGATGAAATTGCATCTGGATTACTTGGAAAAAACTATCAAAAAGTAGCAACACAAGTTATTGATGCCGTAAAAAAACCTTTAATAAAATATAAACCGCTTGGCTCTTTACCTGATTATTTAAGATATTTAGGGTTAAGAGGTTTGGCAACTGGAAAAATAGAAAAAATAAGAAATATAACTAGAGATGTTTACAATATGTTTTCTAAATTATCTCCAGAAGATAATTCAGTAGTAAGAAAATATCTTTTAAAAGACTCACCCTTAGATGCAATACAAGACCCTATTATAAGATCACAAGCCAAAGATTTAAGAGAAAGCATTGATTTTATTGGTGAATCTTTAGTTGAGTCAAAAATTTTATCTAAAGATGTTGTGGATAAAAACAAAGAATCTTATTTGCCAAGAATGTATTTAAAATATTTGGATAAAAAAGGAAGAATGGATTACACAAAATCCAGAAAAGATTTAAATGATGCAACTACAGAGTTTTTAGGCGAAGTAAAAGACATATCTTTACAAGGGTCAAAGGCAATAGAAGACCCAATGACTGACATTGTTAGATATGGCTTATTTGAAAAAATAGCTGAAGACCCTAAATGGACTATACAATCAGGATTAATAGATTTTCAGGGTAAAAAGGTAAGCCCCGTCTGGTTAAATGATGAAAAAAATAGAATTGCTAATGAAATTGTAACTGGAGCAAGAGAAAAAACAGACAAAGAATTAAATCTTGTGCAATCTTTGCAAAACAAAATTGACGAAGCCAATTTAAATGTAAAACAAGAAGATTTATCTTTATACAAACAAGTTCCAAAAACAAAACAATATGGAGCATTACAGGGTTCTTATATTAGAAAAGAAATATACGATGATTTAATGTCGGCTGGAGATTTTATTAAACCCAAAGATAATTGGGCTAAATCAATTTTAGGTGATGAAGGTTCTATTACACAAGCAACTAAACTTTGGAAAATGAGTAAGGTTGCTTTAAACCCACCAACACAAGTTCGTAACGCTTTATCTAATGTAATTTTATTAAATATTTCTGGAGTGCCTTTAAGAAAATTACCAACAAGATTAATGCAAGCATGGAATGATGCGAGAAAAAACGGCCCTTATACAGAGATTGCCCAGAAATACGGCATAATGAATTCAACATTTACTAAGCAAGAAATGTTAGATATTAATAAAGAATATTTAAAAGCAAAAGCAAAACAAACAGGAAACACTGTTGATCGGTTAAAATATATATCAGGGTCGATGGCAGATATTGCAAGCAATGCTTATCAAAAAATAGAAGTTATAGGAAAGGTTGCTAAAATTATAGATGAAATGTCTAAAGGTGTAGATGAAGCAACAGCAGCATTGAGAGCGCAAGAAGCATTATTCGATTATTCTTTAGTTCCACCCTCAGTAAGATACCTTAGAAACGCGCCAGTTGGCATACCTTTTATAACTTATTATTATAAAGTGCTTCCAAATTTATTAGAAACTGCAATCAGGTATCCCGAAAGATATGTTCCTTATATGGCTATTCCTTATGGGATGCATCAAATTTTAAAGGGCTACCAAGGAATCACCCAAGAAGATGTTGATACAATAAAAAAATCCATGCCAGAATGGATTAGAGATAATGGGAACGCTGTCGTTCTGCCACTAAAAGATGAAAATGATAAATGGCAAGTGTTGGATTTTAGTTATTTTTTACCTTATTCCATGTTTACAGGTATTGTAAAAGATACAGCAGAAGGAGAGTTTAGAGAGGCATTATCAAAATCTGGTGTATTTGGTGGGCCATTACCACAAATTATAAGCGCGATACAAACTAACATAGACCCATTTACACAAAGAGAAATTGTTAATGAATTTGATCCACCATCAACACAAATTGCAGATATGATGTTTTACGCATATAGAATGTCAGCACCAACTTGGCTTACAGATATTGGGTTTGCGGGAAAATTACTTCAATCAATTAATAAAGACGTAAATAAATATGGCGATCCAAAAATAACTAAAACACAAGCAATAACCAGATTATTTGGTGTAAATATTTACCCTATTGATCCAACAGAAAGCAGAGCTAATAACATTAAATTTATGAGAAATGAAATTACTAGAATGAAATCAAGAAGAACTAGAGTTTTAAGAGATAAAAATTTAACAGCAGAAGAAAGAAAAAAGTTGCATAAAAAATACACAGACATAATTAAGGATAGACAGGAACAATTATCTGATTATGTTAAAGAAAGTAAACTGTCTAAACGATTACAATAACCCTATATGAACAGAGCAACACAAAGGCTCGGCAAGTCAGGTGAATATTTTACCGCTTCCGTTTTGTCTTTGATTAGCGACTATGTGATTGTAAACACCGATGGTGCGCAAGCAGATGTATTATTTGAACATGAATCAGATTTTTTAAAAGTACAAGTAAAAACAAAATCCAAAAGACATAGTTCAAGACCTGGTTGGAAGTTCGATATAAGGCGCGGTTCTCATTCTAACGAAAGATTTTTTAGAAAAGGTTATGTGGATTTATTTGCTTTGTATTGCGCTAAGTATAAAAAAATATTGTTTTATCCTTTCCATGAAACAATAAATGATAAAGGTCATTCTAAAAATTGTATTTATGTTACAGATGACAATATGAAAACTGCAAACAGTATGGAAAGTTTAGAATCTGCATTACAATCGCTAAAAGAATATAATAGTAAATAAGAATGTAATTAAGCGGTAATACCATGAACGAAGCGATTGAATTCATTAATCAAGTAGGATTCCCAATAGCAAGTGCATTGGGTTTAGGTATATTTATATGGAAATTAATAAACCGAATTATTGATGGTATGGAACAAAAGATAGATGTCGTTGACGAAAAAGTAGATGCCAGTTTAAACGCAATGGAAGAAAGACTCAGCACCAAACTGGATGCTCAACATGGCATTATAGTGGCTCTCATAGATCGCGTTAGGGCTTTAGATAATCAGACCATACGACAAGATGTCTTATTAAAGACATTACTTGGCGCACCAAACTTAATAGAAATTGATAAAATAGCAAAGGCCGAACGTGAAGATCAGCGTAAAGATTAGTTTATTGGTATTATTTGCAAGTAATTTAGTTGCAGATGAAATATCATTCAGATTTAAAAGCCCTAGCTTTTCTGGTGTTAACAGTTCTTCACATTACTTAACAATCGAGAATCAAGAGAACACCAGAAGGCAGAGCATTAAAGATGAAATACAGGCATACCAAGACGAACTCGCAAGAGAAGCGGATAACACAACACTGGCAAGATTTATACGCAACTTGGAATCTCGTATTTATGCACAGTTAAGCCGTCAAATGGTAGAACAACTGTTTGGCGAAACACCACAGAAAGAAGGTAAACTTGAGCTTGAAGGTAATACGATTGAATATGTTGTTGAAGATGAAACAATTACACTTATCATCACAGATGAAACAGGCGGTACGACTTCTATTACTGTTCCTATTGGTAGCTTTACTTTCTAGTTGCGCACCAAGATATAGCTCTCTATTAGAAGAAGGCGGTCTGCCTTATATAGTAATAGAAAAAGCATCAATACTAGAGCTACAAAACGAAGAACTTTTAAATCTAAAGCCAGCAAAAAGAAAACCAGTAATAGCTGTATATCCTAATAGCTTTAAAGATATGACAGGACAGAGAAGGAGTAACTCGCAATTCGCCTTATTCTCAACCGCTATTACTCAAGCACCAGAAGCACTTTTAATTAGAGCATTAAAACACGCATCGAATGGTGAGTTCTTTCAAGTAGCAGAACGAGTTGGATTAGACAGTTTGACCAAAGAAAGGCAATTAATACGCTCAACAAGAGAAACTTTTGACGAGGAGAGTACTGTCAAACCTCTTTTGTTGGCTGGGTTATTGGTACAGGGTGCTGTCCTTTCCATAGATTCTAACATTAGAAGCGGTGGAATGGGTGCGCGTTATTTGGGGATAGGAAGCTCTAAAGAGTATCGGGAAGATTTAATTACTATTTCATTACGTTTGGTTTCTGTTTCTACAGGGGAAGTTTTAATTGAAGTATTGATAAATAAAAGTATTATCTCAGTAGGGCTGTCGCAAGACTTGTTTCGTTTTATATCTAATGGAACTGAGTTAGTTGAAATAGAAGGTGGCGCAGCAGAGAATGAAAGTACATCAATCGCATTGCAACAATCAATCGAACAAGGAGTATTACAAATAATTAAGATAGGAATTAGCAAGGGGTATTGGGAATATGAAGAAATTAATTAGTTTATTTTTATTGTTATCGTGTAGCGCAATAGCTGACGATAACGAAATCTATGTAGATCAAGTTGGTGCTACAGCAAACATTGACTTAGAGCAGTTAGGTTCTGGAAACATTATAGGTGGCTTGAACTCTGCACATGGCTCTATGACTGCGTTTGATCTTGATGGTACTACAATGACATTAGATGTGAACCAGATAGGAAACAACAACAAAATGCTTGGTGATATAAACGCAGATTCATTCACTGGCATATTTGATTTTGATGGTGATACCAACTTATACACTATCCAAGTTGATGCTGGTAATGCTAATTCGGCAGATAACGCAAATGTAAATGTCGATGTAGATGGCAGTACCAATACTTTCACACTTGATCTAGCGACTAATGCTTTAGCGAGTGGTGCAGACATTGATACGATAGTGCAAGGTGCGAGCAACACAGTAAACATTGACCTTGATGTTGATAGTGCAACCAACTATATTGATTTAGATGGAGATAGTAATACTGTAAATTATGATGGAGATGGTTATGCGGGTGCTTATTTCAAGTTGGAACACGATGGTAACTCAAGGTCGTTTGATGTTGACCAACAATCTACGCAAGACAACGATTGGTTGCGCGTCACTTCTTCTGGCAATAATGGCAGCGTCTGTATTAACCAGGACGATCAAGGCACAAGCGTTGGATGTTGATATTGGCAACATCACAGAATTAAAAGGCAATACCAGAGTCGTTAGAGATAAGCCGTATGAAAGTATTATTGATTTCTCTCTTAATTCTTATGATCGCTTGGAAACAGCTAATGGTCGTATGGGCGTTACTTTTCGAGATGACACAACAATACGGCTCACACCACACAGTCAGGTTGTGGTGGATGAATTTGTTTTTGATCCTGACCCAAATAAATCTAGTATGGCAATCAATTTTGTAAAAGGCACTGGCCGTTTTATTTCAAGCAAAACAAAACGCATACCTAAAGACAACATCACTGTTAGAACGAACTCGGCTACAGTCGGGATTCGTGGCACGGATTTCACAATCACTGTAAAAGAAACAGGAGAGGCCCTGATTATCTTGTTGCCTGATGCAAGCGGGGAAGCGAGCGGGGAGATAGTGGTTTACACGGCATTGGGAGAAACTGTTCTTACTAAACCCTATGAATCCACTACTGTATATAACTTTGAAACAGCACCGACAAGAGGCGTAGTTTTAAATCTTGATCTATCCATGATTGACAATATGTTAATTGTAAACCCACCAGAAAATGAAGAATCAGAAACAGAAGAAAACAATACCAGAGCAGACAATATATTGGATGTTGATTTATTGGAATTTGATGAACTCGATACCGATGAATTACAAGAAGATGATCTTGAATACACTGAATTAGATATAGATTACCTTGCTGCTAATTTTCTTGAGGATTTACTGGATGTAATACAAGAGATTGATGAACTCTCAAAAGCAAACAAAGCATTATCATCCGATGGTATTAGAGGTACAGATATTGGATACGATAGTGATACCCAGATAAATACATTTGTAAACGATAGTGAAGTTAAGTTTATTAGACAAGTAGAAGATAACTTACAAATGCAAGTATCAAAGGATGGATCATACAGCATAAGAATCGAACAAGAGGGTAAGGTCAATCAAGTCATCACGAATGGTGGTAGCAGTTCTATAATTAATATCAAACAGGGAAGTTAAATAGGATTACCCTCAGAATCGCACTTGTGTACCAGTTCAAGTTCGAGATCAATATAGTGCTTGGCTTTCAATAAATCTTGCACTTTATCTTCTTTATCTCTGGTAACGTATTTGACTACATTACCCATACAAAAAGAGAGATTGTTTGCCACAATGTATTCAATAGGTTGGATTTGTTTTTTATAATGATCTCCACCCATTTGTTTTTCCGTTGCTAATTTACTTTTCATAAAAACTTCCATTTAAGATTTGAATGTGTATATAATACAGCAATCGTGTAGAAATGGGAAAAATAATGAAAGAGAGAAAAGGGTATTCCAATTTTATGTCAACCACAGAGCTTGCTGCTCGGTGGCACAAATCCCCAAGAACTTTAGAGAACTGGCGCGTACAAAGTATCGGCCCAGCTTATACCAAGATTGGCGGTACTGTCTTATACGAAAGAGATGTTATCGAAGATTACGAAAAACAATCAAAAAGTAAATAGCAATGAACGCTAGAAATAAAGGGAGAAGGGGTGAGAGAGAAGTGATTGACGTTATTAAAGAAATGACTGAGGTTGAGTTACAGGTCAATTATTCTCAGACCTATGGTGGCGGGCATGATTTATTGGGTGGTGAGCCGTATGCGATTGAAGTAAAACGTAGGAAAAGTATTACGCAAGGCGATGTGCGTCAGTGGTGGGTGCAAACGTGCGAGCAAGCGGAGAAGGTAAATTTAATACCTTGCTTGTGGTACAGGGCAGATAGACAACAATGGCAAGTGGTTTTACCACACACTAGCAAACTTTTTCCAGATGATGATTTCAACTGTACGGCAACAATAAACCCTGAGTTGTGGGCTAAGATTTATAAGGAACATAAAGATGGCTCACAGTAGATTCTCACCATCAGCAGCAAAGCGTTGGATGGCTTGTCCTGGTTCGATTCAATTATCTGAGTCAATACCTTTTGTTATGGATACCACAATACCAGCAGCTACAGGTACATTGGTTCACCACATGGTAGAGATGTTGCTCAAAGACAGACTAGAGAATGTCACATTGAGTGACTACTGGTTAGATCGTGAAGAAGAAATAGATGGATTCAATATCAAAGTAAATAAGTCAATGATTGATTGCGCGGAAGTCTATGTTGATTATGTTAAGAATAGACAAGAAGAATTAGAAGGCACTTTATTAATAGAAGAAAAGCTATATATAAATGAAATATCTTCTGAGTGTTGGGGAACAGGCGATGCCACCATACTTGGAAAGAAGGCAAACCGAATAGCAGTAATTGATTTAAAATCAGGTAAATTCCCAGTAGATGTTGAAGATAACCCACAATTAATGATCTATGGTTTGGGTGCATTAGCAAGATACGGAAATGATAGAACTACAATGGAATTGACAATCGTACAACCAACCTCATATCACAAAGATGGCAAGATTCGCGCATGGGATATAACTGCGGATAACCTAGTGGAATGGGGTTTCAATATTCTAAAGCCAGCTATTGAGGCTTGCTTAGAACCAGAGCCAGTATTTAATGCTGGGAGAGATCAATGTCGCTTCTGTCGAGCAAAAGAAATTTGCGAGGCATACAAAAAATACGAGGTATCAACATGAGCGAAGATATACAAACATTTTCTTTTGAGGATGGAGTCGAGCATAAAATTGACGATCTATCTGATGAAGGTAAATTAACTTTAAACAAATTGACTTCTGTCAATAACGCAATTCGTGACGTGAAAGGGAACGCTGAGTTCGAATTAGAAAAACTTTCTATCCTGAGTGCGCATTACAGCAGTCAATTACAATCTATTGTCAATCAAAAAGAGGAGAGAAAAGACAATGAGCCTAAAAGCAATAAGAAGTAAAACGCAGTTAAAGCCACCACGCATAACCATTCATGGAACGGCTGGTATTGGAAAGACATCGTTTGCAGCAAGTATGAATAAAACAATATTTGTGCTATCGGAAGATGGGATGGGTAAAATCCAATGTGATCATTTTCCTGTCGCAAGAGATTTCGATACCTTTATGGATAACATGAATTCTTTGTTAAAAGAAGATCATTCATTTGCTACAGTTGCGGTGGATTCTTTAGATTGGCTTGAACCGCTTATCTGGGAAAAGGTATGCGCAACACACGGCAAAAAATCAATCAGCGAATTTAATTACGGAACTGGTTATGTTGAAGCGTTGAAACATTGGCGTGATTACATAGATGTTCTTAATCGTTTGAGAGATGAAAAGAAAATGACTGTTGTGCAAATTGCACACACACAGATCAAGCGTTTTGAGTCACCAGAAGTAGAAGCGTATGATCGTTACGAGCTAAAGTTACATAAAAAAGCAAGTGATCTTATTCTAGAACACAGCGATGCTTGTTTCTTTGCTAACTACAAACTTGGTACTGTTAAGGTTAAGGGTAAAGGTGGGCAAACAACAAATAAAACTGTTCAAGGAGATAGATTGTTATATACCCAAGAACGACCAGCTTTTGTAGCAAAAAACAGGTATGGATTGCCCGAAGAGATGAATTTCGATTGGCAAGAAATTAGATCAGCAATTATCGGGAAATAAAGGAGAATAATATGACCGATTTGAGTAAGTACGGGCATGATTTTGATGCCGAGATGGAATCGAAACCAAAGATAGAAGAAGGTCGGCACAACATGACTTTCGTTGGTGACGAAATAGTAGTTGGTAATAATGGTTGGGAAGCAGTCAAACTATCTTTCGAGATAGAAGGCACTACCATGAATGTAGGTTACACTTGCACTATGGCGCATGATACCAGTGATAAAGCGGTTAGTATTGGTATTGAGTCACTTAGAAAAATAGGAAATGCTTGCGGTGTAACTGGCACATTGACTGACCCTGAGAAACAATTACTTGGCAAGAAGTGTAGTGCTGAGTTGGTTGTCAATGACAGAGGTTACTTAGAAATTAAGAGTAACTTTGGCAACACGTTTTCTGCGCCTGAAAAAGCAACAAAGAAAAAACCAAGTAAGAAAGAACAAATCAAAGCCGAAACTGATTTTGTAAAAAAGGCATCAGCCGATACAGACGACTTTGACGATGAAATACCATTCTAAGTATCCATTCCTGGATCACAGGCCGTCATTGTGTTCATACTGTTTAAAACCAGTTGGCGGTCTGTTGTTTAGATGGAAGGATAGATGGTATGGTGCTTGTAGCAGAGAGCATTTAGATAAGATAAAAGAACAATTAGAAACGGGGCAGAGAGAAACCTTGAAAACACCAATGATAAATAATGACGCGGTAATTGATGCAGTAAGTTCATCAAAAGATACTTACATTAAACTCGCAAAAGAAAATAAATCTTACGTTTTACATCAGTGGAACAAAGATGATCGCGTTGGATTATTTCGTGAGGCAATCAAAGAATATTTGGTGATATGCACAGAACAAGCAAACAAAGGTTTTTCCATAGAGGACAATGGTTGATTTAACTAAATATGTAAAAGATGGAATTACCATTGATGAAAACTTTCACTTTCGAGGTGCAAGTAAATCCGTTGATGACCTAATTTATGAAATGAGCAACGAAGGATTGTTGGTTGATTATTTGGAAACGTCAGGCGAATTAGTGCGCGTCAAGGTTGGCGGTGGGAATAATCATCGGCCGGACAAGCATGGTGAGAAAAGTGGCTGGTACTCGTTCTTTCAAACAGGTGATTATCAAAATGCAGTTTATGGTAACTGGCGCACAGGATTACAAAGGCAATGGTCTAATTTTGATGTCAATGAATTAGAGCCAAAGCAAAGACAAAAATTAAAATCAGATTTAGAACAAGCCAAACGCAAAGCCGAGGAAGAAAGATTGAAACGGCAAGACGAAGTTGCCGAGCTATGCAAAAAGAGATTTGGAACTTACAAAGAATTAACCGAGCATCCTTATCTGGATGCAAAAGGTATCAAGAACGATTACGGATTTAGAGAGCATAGAGATACGCTAGTCATTCCTATTTATTCTATGGATGGCGAGATTCGTTCATTGCAGCACATTGATAAGAAATCAAACAAGCGTTTCGTATCGTCATCAGAGATCAAGGGGAACGTATTCCCGATAGGATTCGACATCAAGCAAGCGAGTGAGGTGGGTGAGTGCGTGGTAGTGGAAGGGGTGGCTACTGGTATAAGCGTACACATGGCGACCAATCTGCCAGTTTTAGTGGTATTTAGCGCAAGTTTTGGTATCGAAGCATTAACAAGATTTAGGAAACACTCACAAGCAAAATTAACATTGGCATTTGATAATGATGAAAATGGGGTGGGTGAAAAGAAGGCCAATGAATGTGCAAACAGTTTGGGAAATACAGTTATTAGATTGCCGTCAGTCAAAGGTGATTTCAATGATCTGCATTTAAACAAAGGTTTAGGTGCAGTTAAATCAGAGATAGTGGGTGGCAAACTGGGGATAAGGCGATATGAGATACGGCAATTAGTTGGTAAGCCACCAGAGGTACAATTTCTTGTTGATCGTCTTATCCCTTTATCTGCACCTGGTGTGCTTGCGGCTGTTGGTGGGATTGGTAAATCGTTTATGGCATTAAAACTCGCAATGGATATTGCCAATGGTGGCGGTACATTCATGGGTAAGAATGTGATGCAATCTGGAAACTCGGTATTGTTTTGTGCAGAGGATAACCGCGAGGAAGTGTGGCGAAGGATTCATGCACTCGACCCAGAAGGTAAAAGATTCGATGCGCCTTACGATGTTTTTTGCGTAACCATAGCAGACTTAGGCAAGCCAATGATTCTCTTGTCAGAGGACAATATAAACAGTCAGGCAATGGAAATTGTTGAGGAGTTAAAAGGTATTCCAGATTTAAAATTTGTTTGCTTTGACCCATTGCAGGCTTTCGTATCTTCAAGTAGCCCCATCTCAAACTCAAACGAAGCAGCCCAACTTTGGTGTCAGTTTTG